GGACCGTGCAGGCGGATCTCCAGGGGCCCGAGATGGACGACTACCTGTCGATGCTCGACTGGGCAGTGCTCGCCGGGAAACTGGCCCGAGCCGTCATGGAGGACATCGAGGCGAAAAAAAAGTCCTTCGTGGACAGCCGATCCTCTGGGCAGGACTCGACCTCGAATGCAGTCACTGGCAGTCCAGCGGACCCGGCAGCCTCCGGAAGCTGAAGTATAGCCAGTACGTGGACGTGATGGCATGGCTCCAGCTCCGGCTAGAGGGACTGCCATCATGCTCACCGGTGACCGCTCTGGACGTCCGGAAGATGGTGGTGCAAGAGGCCGGCCCGCTGCTCGAGTACACGCTCGGTAGGGTGATGATCCGGGCGGTCGGCAAGGACCCGGGCCCGGCGATCTGGGACAAGAGCGGGCAAGCCTCGGGCGCCCCGGCTGCCCCGGTGGAACGTAAAGCCCCGTCCTTGCCCGGCTGTCTCGACTATCGGCCTGACCTCCCTGCTGACGATCCGATGGCGGGGGCAACGTTTCTGTGAGGTGCCCGTGGATATGGATGTGGGCAACCAACTACTCGACATCCTGGCCCGCACCGAACGCGCGGTGGATCAGGCTGCCTCCCGCGCACTCAAAGCCGCGGGCGAGCTGGGCCTCGAGGCCGCCATCGAAACCTGGCCCGGACCGGACCGGGCGGAAACACACCCTTACCAGAGAAACCGATCCAAGAAGACGTGGCGTCTCTATACCGAGGCTTTTAACGTCCTCGTGATCGAGAACACATCCGGATATTCCTACTACGTCGAGTTGGGCTACACCAGGAAGGGGCAGGGAACCGCGAGACCATGGGCGGTCAGGGGTTCGGTGCCCTACTCCCTGACGTCAATCGGCCGGGCAGTGACAGAGCGTTTCCGGCAGGCATTTGGAATCGAGAGTCTGCAATGGCAGTAGAGGAAATCGTCAGGACCAGAATCATTTACGACGTTGACGGGGAACCCATCCGCACGCTCACAAGCGAAGTCAAACGACTTTCCGACATCGAGCTCGAGGCCGTGCAGGCGGCAAAGCTGACCGAGGACTCTGTTAAGAAGCTGGTCCGGGTCGGCTCAAGCTGGTTTGACGTCACTGCCGACCAGGTAGATGCGACCAAGTTGTTAAGCCAGGCGTACAACCAGGCCCTGACGCCGGCTCAGAAGACAGCGCTCATGCTCGAGCGCTTGGAAAAGGAAACGTCGGACCAGGTCAAGGCAACGCAGGAATACAAGGTAGCGCTTGAGAATCTGCAAGTTCAGAAGACGGTGCGTGAATTCCGCGAGCTGATGAACGGCGGGATGAGCCTGTCGATGCTCTTCCAAGAGCAAAACGAACTGCTCCAGAAACTCAACGTCAACTTCGTCCTGATCAACAACGCCGGTGACTCCTACGCCAAGCAGATCAACGATCTCAACGACCAGTTGGCAGAGCTTGAATTCAACACCGACGACGCGACCAAAGCGACGGCGGAATACCAGGCCAAAGTCACGGCCGTTCGCAGTCGGGTCGAGGCGCTCGAGAAGGCAGAGCAGGAGCGCAACGAGGCATTGGCAGAGGGCTTCACCCGGCAGAAAAAATACCTCGATTCGCTTGAGACCGCGGCAGACGCTACCGGGCTACCTTTCGCCGGGTTGATCTCCAAGTTCAAAATGGCATCCGATTCGCTTGAGACAATGCAGGAAACCGGGGGTGAAGGCGCCGTCAAGCTGCTCAAAGTCGGCATGGCTGCGGGCGTCGCTGTTGCTGCGGTCGCTGCCCTGGCTGCGGGTGCTGCTGCCCTGACGGCGGCGATTGTCGGGGCGGTGGCAAAGGCTGCCGACTTCAACGAGGAACTGGTAAAGTTTCAGGATATCAAGGGCTTCGAGTTGATCACCGGCGATCAACTCCGGAACCTCGAGGAGGCAAGCGCATCCGTCTCCGCAATGGGCGTTGTCGGCAAGCGGTTTGTCGTGGATGTGGCGGAAAAGTTCGGGCCGGCCGTCCGGGAAGCGTCGATCAATCTGACCGCCCTGGGGCTGCAGGGGCTGGACGCGTTCCGACAGATGGGCACCGCTGCCGACATCGTCCGGAAGATTATCGTGGAGATCGGGTCGTTCAGCATCCAGAGTCTGGCTGCAAAGGCAAGCAGTTCAATCGCAAAAAAGTTGGGCGCTGACACCGCTGCGCAGTACCTCGAGGCGTTCGCCGTTGTCAACAATGAGATCAACAAAGCACAGGCTGGCATTCTCTACGACTTCTTCGGGGCGCCACTTGTTGAGGGACTAAAAGACCTGAAACTGGGCACGGCAGACTACCGGGCAGAGGCCGAAAAGCTCATCAAGACGATCACCGACCTCACCATTGCAGACCGGGAGTACACACAGGAGGCGGCAGACGCTGCGGAAGCCCTGGCAGACGAGCGCGCCGCGATTGACGAGCGATACTTCAAGAGCCTGCTCGAGGAAACCAGGCGCGTCAATGCTGAGCGGGAAAAAGGGGAACAGGCGCTCAATGACTTCTTCCGGACGTCGCGCGACCAGGCGCTTGCCGACGTCAAGGACAGGCTCGACAAGCGCCTGGCCCTGTTTAACCAAACCTACGAGATCGAGCGCCTGGCAGTCGAAGAGGGAGCGCGCGCTGGTACGGCATTCGGGCGCGCGCTCGAGCGGGAGTATCCGCGCATCGTCAAGACTCTGACCGGCATCAAGGACGTCGTTCAGGAGACCATGGCCGGCATTAAGATCGCCATCGATGGCGTCGTGGCGACCATTACCGCCGGACTGTCCTATCTGGATCAATTCGTCTCCTTGGTGACGGGCGCGAGCCTGTCTGACCTCATGAGCGGGGTCATAGACGGAGAGTCGATCGACATCGCCGAATACGTGGCTGACTCCATCGCCAATTTCGACTGGTCCGGACTCATCGTTGACACCGCTCAGGGCCTGGTCGAGGTGCTGAGAGGGGTGTCGAAAAACCCTCAGGTATGGGGCGACATTGCAGACGCCGTTGCCGAGGCGATGCACATCCTGGCAACTGAGGGTGTGCCGCTATTCGTCGAGATCGCAAAGGCAATCGTGATCGGCATCGGCCAGAACCTGGACATCCTGATCTGGGGGGTGGTAGAGCTCGCCTATCACTTCGTGGTCGAGGTGGGCAAAGGGTTACTCGAGATCTGGAAGGGTGAAGCTTCATTCGTCTGGGACGCGATAACTGGCGCCGGAGACTGGGTGGTTGACAAGATCTCCGGGTGGTTCTTTGGAATCTGGGACGGGATCAAAGCGTGGTTCAGCGGCATCCTGGAGTTTCTGGGGATAGAGACAGGGACGTCAGGCGGCGGGTTCTCAGCTCAGCAGATTACCGGGGCGCCTCCGGTGATGAGCACCGACTCAATCATCCAGGCGAGCACCCGACAACAGGCCGTAATCCTGGCACCTGGGGATAAAGCCTACATCGGGCAGGCAGGCGGGCCAAACGACGCCCTTGCTATCTGGCGCAACATGGGCCAGAATCAGCAAACAATAATCAGCCTGCTCCGGGAGCAGAACGAATTGCTCCGAGACCAGCGTGTCTCGAGCGGGCGACGCACCCAGGTAATCTTTGCGAGGCCGGCTGGCGCATTACGCTGACCCCGGCTCGCCGGGGAGTGACACATGAGATGGATAGGGGTCCTAATGGCTCTGCACACGCTCTACACATGGTCTGCCTGCTGCCTCATCGACGAGGACTTCAGTGAGCACAAGTTCGCCGGAAACACGGCGACTCCAGGGACGCCCGGGACGCTCGAGTCAGATTACCTCGAATCGTCTCTCGAGCCGACCGTCGAGCCTGGCAGCAACAATGCAGGCGAGCAGACGGCGATAGCCCCTCCGCGTCTAACTGCCGTGGGGACACCATCGAGCGCAACGACTTTGGACCTGACAATCATCGACGGTGGTTACCCCGATGAGGATGCGTCCTTTTCGTGGAGCGACGACTCAGGGACAACTCAATACGGGTGGGACCTCGACAGAACCATCGGTTTCCAGACCGTTGTCCACGACGCCAGTGGAACCACCGGATACCAGGCACCGCATGCGGCGTCTGCTCTGGATGGTACTGTGATTGTTGCAGCCGAGGACTGGGTGGCGGCACCGGATAGAGTGGTCTCCATCGCCGGTACACAGCCCGACTCGGACGGCGAGACGGCGACATGGAGCGCACCGGTTGAGGTATGGGAGACATCGACAGCATTCGACGCCAACAACCACGCTAACCCGTGCGTGATAAGTAAACCCGGGGTCTGGGAGATCGTCAGCATCGAATACTCTGGCGGGTCAGGATGGCTCAGGAAGGATATCAGCAAGAACGACGGGACCAGCTGGTCAAACGCCGGCAAGAAGCTACTCGAGTTCCCGACCACGGCATCGATCCATTACGACAAGCTGAGAGTCGTCTACGACCCGAAGAGTGCAACTTATACCCTGGTTGTGAGGCGCAACAACGCAGGCCCCTATCCCGGCCTGCACTACGTCTCCAACGGCGGGAAGTGGACAGCGGGATCGACCACGGCAGACGTCAGAGGGCATGACCTGGTGTGCGTCAATGGGACCGTGGTTTACGTCTACGTGACCGAATCCGGGGCCGCGGTGGATGATGTCAGCCTCAAACGAAAGACCGCCAATCAGATTACATGGACGACGGTTGATATCAGCTCCTACACAATCCAGACGTTTGAGTATAACGTTGCCCTGGCCGTCACCCCGGATAGCCGTATCTACCTGTTTAACCACGGCAACGTCGATGCCGGGACGAAGCGGTGTGTAGCATCTCATGACCTGGGGACTACATGGACCAGCATGACAGGCGAGAGCGATTACAGTTCTCTAGGGCTCGAGGAATCTGCCGCAAGTGTGTTGACGTCTGGGATCTATACGATGTCAGCGGTTTACGCGTCCGGGTCGTTTCTCCTCA